AACCTTAAACCTTATCTACCAGGTCCAAAGCTGTTTGAAATAAAATGGCGCAAAGGCGGAGTGAGAGGTTGCATGATATCTCATTACCATGCATGGAAAAAATGTATAGAACTTGATCAACCAATTGTGGTGCTGGAACATGATTCAAGAGTAGTCAGTGAAACCTACAAAGAAGACTTTCAAGACATATTACATCTAGACGGATACCGTTGGGAAGCTGATCCTCATCAAGATCAAGTGCCATTTGTTGAAGACTTTACCTGGATGCGTAAAGGCGAAACACAACTCAAAGGTACATACGGTTATGTGATCAAGCCACATGCTGCCAAAAGATTAATTCAAGGTGCACACGAAGACGGCCTCACAGCGTCTGACATGTTTGTCAAAGACAAGTATGTGCGTATCCAAGTGGTAAAACCAAGAGCAGTTTATGTGGCCAGTCCAGTCAGTTTGACCAGCGATAGATCATTCTATATATAATTGCATGCACATCACAATCACAGGATCACATGGATTCATTGGTCATCATCTAGTCAATCATTTCCACGCTAACAATCATCATCTATCATGTTGGGACACAAAGATTGGAAAAAATATCTGTGACTTCACACTCAAAGGATTGTTGGAGGACACCACAGATGTCGTCATACATCTTGCCGCACTGGCCGGCATCAGAGAATCCATTGAGAATCCAGATCAATATTGGCAAACCAATGTTGAATACACCAAAAAAGTTTTTGATGTTGCTGAACAAAAAAATGTTCGAGTGATATATGCATCATCATCTGCCTGCAAACGATGGCACGGTAATCCATATGCCATATCAAAATATGTTAACGAATTTGTTGCTCCTTCTCATTCAGTGGGATTACGTTTTTCTACTGTGTGGGGTGATGGTGCCAGAGGTGACATGTTGGTACCACAGATACAAAATAAAAAATTAAAATATGCAACCACCCATCAAAGAGATCTTATCCATGTGTCAGATGTGATATCAGCCATACAGTGTATCATTGACCATCCTGAAGAGCGCGGAGTGTTCGATGTTGGAACTGGTAGAACTGTTGCTGTAGATCAGTTGGTGGCACACAACGGATTAGATGTGCCAATCACTGATGGCTTTGATTATGAGTCCAAAGAAAATTTATTGCCTTCACACAGACTGAGAGCACTGGGTTGGGCACCAAAAAGGTTTATAATGGATGAAAAGTTGTGCAACTAGTTGATGGATTTTACATTCCAGATGGCGACTTGCCCAAACATCACATTGCCGAATCCGTGGTGCAACATGATGCTATTCTAAATCAAAAGGTGTTAGAATATGCCAGCACAACACGTCACATGATTGATGTCGGCGGAAATGTTGGTAGATGGAGCGTTGACTTTGCCAAATATTTTGACACTGTGTCTGCATTTGAACCAGCACCCTATCACATTGAATGTTTTGAAAAAAATTGTGCGTCATATCCCAACATAACATTGTATCCATATGGCCTCAGCAACACAAACACACAAGGCAATCTAGAAGTTGCAGTTGCACAGCACCTCGGGTCAACCAGAGTGATTCCATCACAAGATGGCAATATTACATTAAAGACTTTGGACGAACATGAATTCACAGACGTGGATGTGCTGAAAGTTGATGTTGAAGGATTAGAAATCGATGTGTTGCAGGGTGCTGAAAAAACCATTGCAAGATGTAAACCAATCATTGTGATTGAAAGATGTGTGTTCAACAGTGAAAGATTTGGCTTAGACAAAATGGCCAGCCACAACGAATTAAATCGCCAAGGCTACAAAAGATTGTTCAAGATTACAAGAGATTGCATATATGGACCAAAATGAAATCTTACAAACGCATAGACCAAAACATTTTTGTAATAGAAAATGAACAACAAAACACATCCATCACATATGATCACAACGAATATGCAAAAATTATTGCTGTAACATTTGTCAAAGATTATTACGATTACAACAAACCACACAATCAAACCAAATACAATCACGATGCAACATGGCGATTGATCACTTGTATGTTTGGTGTTATAATCTGTACATGCGGAGATCACAAGTTTGAACTGTCTCGAGAAAACAAAAAACAATTGATGATTGGACCCAACATAAATTTTGAATACTACAACCAAAGTGGTAAATCAGTGTGTCATGTGAGATCAAGTGCATGACCAGATTGCTTGTGTTTGGGGACAGTTGGCCATATGGTGCTGAACTACAAGCAGGTGAAAAAACTTTTGGGCAAATATTACATGAAAAACTAGGCACAGACAGTTTTATAAATTGTTCACAAGAAGGCACATCAATTGATCATTTGGTGTTGCAACTTAAAAAATATTTGTCTCAACCGAAATCCAGCACAGATATTGCTGTGTTCTTTATAACAAATCCTATTAGATACATGATGCACAAAGAAGGTCACTTTCAAACCATTAGACCAACTGGTGATAAAGGCGAACAGACAAAATTTTACTATCAACATCTTCAGTCAGATGAACTTGATCACCACAGAGCTAACACTTGTATTTTGTCTCTGCAGACCATGTGTAGATTCAGCACAACAATAATACAAGACATATACCTTGAAGGATGGACCAACATAGATTGGAACTATCCTGGAATTGATAAGAAAAAGTTTTTGCCTCAATCTGCTCTTGAAATGTTTGAAGCACACACAAATACACAAACAAATGAATTAACCAAAAATCAAAACAATCCTTTCATATATCCCAACAAGTATCACCCCAATCAAAAAGGACATCAATTGATTGCAGATGAGTTGTACAATTTTATAAAATGAAAATAGCAGTGTTCCCTAAGACCAGTGCCATAGCAGGCAAACCAGTTATGTCTGCTTTTATCGAATCACTCAAGGGAGAAGATTATGTGATATGTCAAAACCACGAAAGACCAAATGCAGACATTGTGGTGATGTGGTCATGGCTCCTTGGCATGTATGGACGTGATGCAATATATAATCACTACAAAAAAACCAATGCAAAGTTTGTGATATTGGAAGTTGGTGCACTGCAACGCAACACATCTTGGAAGGTTGCAATTGGTGGCATCAACAGAGATGCTGACTTTGGTAATCAAACAGTGGATGACAGCAGATTATCATTGTTTGATCTTACTCCATCTGATTGGCATGCGGCAGGAGATCACATAATAATATGTGGCCAAAATGAAAGATCGATTGCATGGAATCAAGGGGCCACAGCACAATGGGTCAACAAAATGATAGAATGGATACGCAGTCAAACCGACAGACCCATATGGTTTAGACCACATCCAAGATTTCCTGTGCATTTCAAAGATGCTGACGACAAAAAGGTATTTGTATCGCAACCAAAAAAACTAAATCATCAAGGCAACATTGATGAAGTTGACTTTGCCCAAGCAGTTTCACAAGCACATGCTGTGGTAAATTACAATTCGAATCCTGCCATAGAATCTGTGCTGGCAGGTGTGCCTGTGTATGTGGACCAATCATCGTTGTGTTGGCCAGTGGGCAATGCCATAGGCAGCGACATCGATAGTCCTGTCAAACCAGACAGAGCAGAGTGGTGCAAACAGATAAGTTATACTGAATGGTTCGTAGAAGAAATAAAACAAGGCCTCCCATGGAAGAGACTGAGACAAAATTTGATCGCTGGGTGACTCGCATATACTTTAGTATCATGCTGTCATCACCTATCATCATGTTGATCTACATCTTTATCAACACACGATGAAATCATTTGTGTGTGTTTGCACAGGCAACAAGTACGGCACTGAGTATGTTGACAAACTGTACAACATGGTGTCACGGCATGCCCACGACTTTAAATTTTTTGTAATCACAGACAGTAAAAAGGCATGGCGTGCAGAAATCAATCAAATTGTTGTGTCTCCATTGTTTCCAACATGGTGGAACAAAATACACATGTTTAGAGATGACATAGGACTGGAAGGCAGAGTGCTGTTCATGGATTTGGATGTTGTGATCTTTCGCAACATTGATGAGTTCTGGGACTTTGAAGGTGATGCATTTGTGATCATTCAAGACTTCAACAGATGCAGAATAAAAAATTATCATGTGCGTAATTCGTCTGTGATGAAATTCAATGCAGGGCAAGAAGTACACATATGGAATGAATTCAAACAAAACACGCAACAAATTATTTCCAAGTATCGTGGCGACCAAGACTACATGACAGCAAAATACAGAAATGGTCCCATATGGCCTAGAGATTGGGTGATGTCATACAAATGGGAAATTGGTTTGGAACCTGGCGAAAAAAGACGTTCGCCACATGATCTATTTGTCAAACAACCATACAACAACAGCAAGCATGCACTACCACAAGACTGTGCTGTGGCTGTGTTTCATGGCAAACCTAATCCAGCAGAGATAAAATATGATCCATTAGTGATTGATAACTGGCAATGAAAACACTTGTAATAGGCGACAGTTTTGTCAAAAACAAATTTACAACTTATGCTAGTTTACTATCAGACATTGTACCAAATGTAACAGTCAGAGGCCTATCAGGCAGTGGCAATGATTTAATCAGTTACCTGTTTTTAACACAATACAAAAAGTTTGATAGATTTATTATCAATTGGACATCAACATGTAGATACGATGTTCTAGTAAGTGATGATATCAAAAAGAATATTTTCCGTAATAGATGTAATAATCATTTTGTTAATAATCATTATTTTGTCAATTCGGGAGGCTGGCGAGGTAACTGGATCAAAGAAAGCACTAAAGATATGTTTGATCCAATGTACAAATATCACTTTGACATAGAAAATTCTTGGAGAACAACTTTACAAAACATTCTTATGGTACACACGCTGTTGCAAGGCAAACCCCACATTAATTTTTTTTCATATGATACATTTGAATGTGCATCGTATGGTGCATACGAAAAACAATACACAAAGCAATATGATAAATCTAGGTGGGAGAAGTTCATCAAAAAGAACAAATGGACTAACGATATCGATTGGAATAAAATTTGGTTTCACAAAAATGGTCACACAAACACAGGAGGTATAATGGATTGGTGTCATGATAATACCAGTGACTACGGGCATCATCCTTCAGCAGATGGTGCAAAAGCATTCCTGCAAAAGGTTTTACTGCCATGGCTAGCAAAAACATATAATTAATGATATGAAACTGTTTGATTTTTCACAATACGACCAACAACCACGTCCTGTCCCATCAGGCGAAGTGCAAGTCATCACAGATGGTGATGAAGCATTTGATCCACGCAATCTTGACCAATATGTTGAAGATAGAAATGTCATCATCATAGGCATTCCAGGAGCATTTACTCCTACATGTACAGAAAAACATCTGCCAGGCTTTGTAGCCCACGAAGGAGAAATCCGCAAACATGGCATAGATGAAATAATTTGTTTGAGTGTGAATGACCCACATGTCATGTTGGCATTCAACGATTACATCAACTTTGATGGAGCCAATATTACCATGGCAGCTGACCCATTTGGAGAAGTTTCAGAACAAATGGGACTGCTCACTGACATGGGTGTGTTAGGCATGAGATGCAAAAGATTTGCCGCCATTGTGATGCAAGGCAAGATTGTTAATTTGTTTGTGGATGAACGTGGCATGGATGTTTCATCTGCAGAAAATTGTTTGAAACATTTGTAATGGCAATCACTGATTATCAAGGCGAAGAAATCATAGATTCTATTGTAATCAAACAAGGCAAAAAAACATTCAACAAAACATATATGCCACGCACTGTGTTTAACGATGCTGATGGCAAAGATGCTTACATCATAGGCAATGGCGAATCAAGAAAAGATTTTGATCTATATTCACTGCCACAAGACACCTATGGATGCAATGCATTATATCGAGACTATGAACCAGATTATCTTGTCACAGTGGATCAACGCATGTACAAAGAAATTGTTGAAAGTGCATACGGTGAAAAAAATACAGTGTACACCAATCGCAACAACATGAAGAAATATGGTGGTGTTTGTCATTTGATTCCTCACAATCCATATCGTGGAGCTGGCACCACTGCCATGCACATTGCCATGCATGACGGACACACAAACTTAATTTGTATTGGTTTTGATTGTGCTGAAGATGCACCTAATAACAATGTTTACAAAGATACTGATTGCTACAATGACGCAAAAACCATTGTGCATCAAACTGTGTGGGCCAAACAAATTTACCAACTTATGCAGGCCAATCCGCATGTGCAATGGACGTTTGTTGGTGGTAATCCCTGGCCACAATTCTTTGATCTTGACAACTGCACACAGATTTCATACAATCAATTAAGTACGCATATAAATAATAGACATGAAACTGCCTGAACAAATTAAAATTGGATGGAAAGACGTTGATCTACAACGTGTCAAAGTTTCATTTGTCAAAAACAATTCAGATTACTGGGGGCAATACATTGCTCGCCAAAACAAAATAGAAATCCAAGACGAAGCTCAAGGACAAGATCTAGCCAACACACTGGTGCATGAAATCATACATGCTATTGTGTATCATTCATCACTCAATGCAGAGGGCGGCCCATTGTATGAAAGTGATGACGAAGAACAAGCAGTCAACTCAATGACCAATTGGTTGATGGGTGTTTTCAAAGACAATCCATGGTTATTAGACTTTCTCAAAGATAACATTCACGGTAAGACTCGCAAAAAATAAGACTTTTTGAGTGGTTGACTGATTTGGTACAATACCATATAATAATGGTATTAACAAATTAAGAGGTAACAACAAATGACAAACGCACAATTAGTACTAGAAAAAATTAAATCAACACTTTGCCATGAAGGCACAACATACAAAGGCAACTCAGGCACATACATGTTCATTGAAGGCAAAACAACTTCAGAAGGAACAATCAATGGTGTTGTAAAAAAGTTAGATGACCAAGATGTTGCAAAAACAGCTGGTTCTTTCAAAATTGTAGAAGATGGCACTGTGATGAGATTCACAGGCATTGCAACAAAAACTTCAAAACAAATCACAGCAGAAGTTCAAGCACAAACACCAGATGCCAATCCAGGAGCAGAGCCAGAAGTTGAGCCGCAACCGGAAGCTATTGCAATCTAAGCAACAAGAGCTTAGAATATCAAACGTAAACAAAATAATATTAACTGCTGAGTCCAAATGGGCTCAGCGGTATTGGAAAAACATACTTGCCACACTGCAACATAATAATCAAAGATGAAGTAAATGTAAAACTAGATGGATTAGATCTAGTCACACGCAGAAAACTCACCAATAAATTCAAATATGAGATTCCGGGTGCTCGTTTCATGCCTGCTGTTAAACTAGGCAGATGGGACGGCACTGTGTCATTTTTTTCACAGGGTGGCCTAACTTTTGTAAATTTACTAGAAGACATTGTTCCCATACTGGAAGAAAACAACTACACATTTGATCTTGATGATCAAAGGCAACCATGGGAACTAAAATTTGAACCAGTCAAAGAAGATTCTTTCTCTCATGTAACGTGGCCTAAAGGACACACCATGGAGGGGCAACCAATTGTCCTACGTGATCATCAAGTTGAAGTGATCAATAACTTTATCAACAATCCACAGTGTCTGCAAGAAGTGGCCACAGCGGCAGGTAAAACTATTATCACAGCGGCACTGAGCAAACTAATTGAACCATATGGCAGAAGCATCATCATTGTGCCAAACAAATCACTGGTCACACAGACAGAAGAAGACTACATCAACATGGGACTTGATGTTGGTGTTTATTTTGGAGACAGAAAAGAACCAGGTAGAACACATACTATTTGCACATGGCAGTCACTCAACATACTTGAAAAGAAAAGACAGAACGCAGAAGATGATCTCATTGAAGAATTCAAACGTGATGTGGTGTGTGTGATTGTGGATGAAGTGCATCAAGCCAAAGCAGATGTGCTAAGAAGACTGCTGACCAATGTGTATGGGTATGTGCCCATCCGTTGGGGACTCACAGGCACAGTGCCCAAGGCAGACTATGAATTTAAATCATTGCATGTGTCACTGGGCGATGTGATCAACAGAGTGTCAGCGGCGGAACTGCAAGCCAAAGGACTGTTGGCCAAGTGTCAAATTGAAGTACTACAACTGTGGGATTATGTGGACTATAAAAACTACAGAGAAGAACAAACACATCTTGTGACCAAACAAGAACGCATCAACTACATTGGCAGGATGGTGGAACAGATGCGACAGTCTGGCAACACGTTAGTACTAGTAGACAGAGTTAAGTCAGGAGAACTGCTCACAGAAGCCATACCTGATTCAGTGTTTGTGCGTGGTGCAACCAAGGCAGACAAACGAAAAGAACACTACGATGACGTCAAAACAGCAGATGACAAAGTGATTGTGGCCACATATGGTGTTGCCGCTGTGGGCATTAACTTGCCACGCATATTCAATCTGGTTTTGATTGAGCCTGGCAAATCGTTTGTACGTGTGATACAATCCATTGGTAGAGGCATTCGTAAAGCACAGGACAAAGACTTTGTGCAAGTGTGGGACTTATGTTCAACAGCAAAATTTTCCAAGAGACATCTCACAGAACGCAAAAAGTTTTATCGCGAAGCACAATATCCATTCACAGTCACAAAGGTTGACTACCAGAAGTAAATCCGCATATAATAAAAGCATATGCAATTGTTAACATTAGACAACGAATCTTATCTGTTAGACAGAGTGCCAGACCAAGTCGAAGAGGACATGCGTTTTGCTGTGCTGGACAACTCCGATCCTACAAATCCTGACTTCTTTTTTATTCCTTTGATATACTTGGAATCCTTTTCAGCACCATCAGCTGTGCTACAGATTGGTGACAACAAAATTCAGATGCCACTTGATTGGCACATACTGCTGGGCGATCCTGAATGTGGCGATTTAGAAATTGTGCCACTGACTTCACTGAATGACAGACTGTTTCATGCATTCTGTTTCAATGCAATCACAGACTCTCTTCCTTCCTATCAAGAAGTACGCATCATCAACATATACAATGAAGTGGATTGGTTCTTTCCAAGAATGAAATCAAACCAACTGCTGTCTGTGCCTACATCATCTCGCACAAAACCTCAGTGTGCATATTTTATTAAAGAGATAAATCGCAACACTGATATGGTCAAACTAAACAATTTATTCCATGCTTAATTTTAACAACGAAGCACCTTTGAAAATTATAGCAGGGCCTTGCCAAATTGAATCCATGGATCATGCCATGAAGATGGCAGAAACATTAGCAGACATTTGCTATGAAACAAGCATGCGTTGGGTGTACAAATCATCTTTTGACAAAGCCAATCGTTCGTCTGTGGCATCTGCCAGAGGAGTAGGCATAGATGAAGGATTGAAAATATTAGAAAAAATTAAAAAAGAATTTGGTGTGCCTGTGATCACAGACATTCATGCTCCTGAACAAGCAAAGCCTGTGTCACAAGTTGCAGACATCATTCAAATCCCTGCATTCTTGTGCAGACAAACTGATTTGATTGTGGCAGCTGGCGAAACAGACTGTTGGGTGAATGTTAAAAAAGGACAGTTCTTATCCTACAGAGAAGTTGCCAACATCAAAGACAAGTGTCCCAACAACAAAAAATTTATGATCACTGAACGCGGCACTACATTTGGTTACAACAATCTTGTGGTAGACATGCGTGGTGTGCATCACATGCGTAAACATTATCCAGTGATAATGGATGGCACACACTCTGTGCAACAGCCAGGAGGCATGGGAACATCATCAGGCGGTGACAGATCATTTGTGGAACCACTGTGTCGTTCTGCTGTGGCGCTTGGTATTGCTGGTGTGTTTCTTGAAGTGCATGACAATCCTGACACAGCACCATCAGATGGACCTAACATGCTGACTCCCGATCAGTTTAGAAAATTAATTACCAAACTGAAAATACTTGATTCCACAATTAAACAAAAGTTATAATATAATATGCCAGGAAACTATTTAGAAAGATTGCGTATAGCAATTGATATAGAAAATCAAACACAAGAAGATCAAATTAATCCTACAATTAGTGTGGGTTTGAATAATGAATTAGAAACACATTGTTGTGTAGATAAAAAGTTTGGTACCTATTTGTTTGACTGCACAGTTTTCACTGCGGGTATTCAAACAGTAAATTTACATATTAATGAACTGGCCAGTGATAGTTGGCGTATAGGTAAACTATATATTCGCGATCTGAGAATCCATGGACTTAGTGTAGGCTTAAAGTTATATCAATGCATTTATTACCCTGTTGATCACCCAGAAGGTTATAAACAACTGCGAAATGTTTTATGTTTAGGTTGCAGAGGATCCTGGGAATATTCCTTTAATACACCTGTGCATGAAGGCATAGAATGGAGAATTGGACTCGTATAATGACAGTTCTTACCGAGTTTGGAAATTTATATAGTAAAGATTTAGTATTGGATTGCTTTGGTAAAGAAGCAGAACTATACGCTGAAGATTTTAAAATCACAGAATCTTTTTATGAAAAATACACAGATACTCTTGTAAAAAATCAAGACCTAATTTCTAACAAAACTATTATAGATGTTGGATGCGGAACAGGTGTATGGAGTATAATAATGTGTATGCTCGGCGCAAAAAATGTTATTAGTATAGAACCAAGAGGTAAATTTTATAATGGTCTAAAAAGTTTTTTAAGTAAACATGAATTTCCTATCATTCCAGTACAGGGATTCCATGACGCGAGTTTTGAATATGTAGCAGACACAATAATTTTAATGGGTGTCACAGATATAATACCCGATGTTGTCACGTTTATGTCAAAACTTAGTGTTCATGCAGACTATGCTATTATAAAAAATAGCGTTTATGATATCCCATACGATCACACGCTTACAAAATTAAATCACAATCTTTATCATAGAGCAGGTTTTAACTTTAATCAACTAAAAAAAATTGATCCTGTTTCTGGTTATCAAACTAATATATTTGACTATGTTGATGAACCTAATCAGGGATTACATCTACAGTACTGTTTTGGTAAAAATTATTTCGAAACTTTGGCAAAATATTTAGATTACACAGTGTTAAAAAACTATGAATCTAAAAGTAATAGTTTTAGAATTACAACACTTGCCCTTAATCAATCGAAAGTGATATAATATAATATGCCAGGAAAATTTTTAGACATCAAAGCAATGATGCGAGCAGTAGACTCGCGTGACAAAACTTGGTATGAACGATTGTCTGATGATGACAAAAAATTGTATTCGCCGTACATGTCAATGAAATGGACAGCGGCAGTTGAACATCAAGAGCAAGCCATCCAAGAGTTTTACATTGAAGAAGTCAACGAAAATGTCAACAAGCATCTGTGGACACTGTCAAAAAATCACAAGTCGCTGTTGTGGAGATTGACTGCAATGTGCGGGTCAACATTTAACATGTTTCACAAATGGTTTTATCCAAAAAAGAAAAAGACATCAGAAAAATCCAAGATGAAAGAACTGCAAGAATATTATCCTGCAATGAAACAAGCAGACTTAAATGTGCTGGACGCTCAACTAAC